AAAACCTACCATGAGGAGAGGATGAGAAAGAAGTTAGAAACTATGGCTGATTTAATTAGGCGTAATAATAATTTCCTCGGTAAGCTCCATGGTGAGTACTGCTCCGCTCAGAAGATTAAATCTTTCATGGGATTGGAAACATCTGGTAATTTGAACAAGGCATTATACGAAAATGGGATTTTTTATAATTTACACTCCATATACGCTGTAGCAGAATTCTACGGCATACCAATGGAACTTTTAATGTACACAGATTTAGAAGCAAATGAGGACATCATCAAAAGAGAATATCCTGCTATTATCAGACAGGGTAGAAATTAAGGCTCTCTCAGTCAACAAAGCCTGGCAGGGAAAGCGTTTTAAGACAAAGGAATATGTAACCTATGAAAAAGAGGTAATGGACAAATTGGAGTTCGTAGATATGAGCCAAACCAAAATGCCCATTGAACTCTCCCTGATTGTAGGATTTAGCAATATGGCTTCAGACGTAGATAACGTGGTTAAACCATTCCTGGACATCCTCCAGAAGAAGTATAAGTTTAACGATAAATACGTCTTTAGATTGATTGTTGAAAAGATGTTAGTTGAAAAAGGGGCCGAATTTATTGAGTTCTACATCAAAAAGTGCGTTCCTCGTCATTATATACTTGACAAATAAAATTAATGGTTGTAGGTTTGTAATACCACATTGTATTGCCAATCTAAAACATTAAAGAACTTATTTGGGGTTCATCGGTGTTGGGTTGGTACTCAATGTGGTAACCGGTGGGCCCCTTTTTTTATTTAAAAGGATTTCACCAAAAGCGGTTCTTACAGCTCTATATTCCGGTTCTTTTCTCCTAACCGAATATGACAAAAGGGAGGTAAATAAAAATATACCTGTAAGTAACAGTACAAATAGATGCTGACTCAAAAAATTCCAGGCAATGTCCAAAATGACAACCTGGGGGTGAAGATGAAAAAAAAGATGACGAGTCAGTAAGGCAAACAAAAATGGCTTTCCTTAAAAAAGAGGGTCTCCCATAGGCGAAGTGCTATTTGTGCTAGATGTTTTCGGATCTTAACTGTGTGTGTAGAGTTACTAGTATTTGTCTTATTCCCTTTTCATCTGACAAATACCAAGTTCATCCCCTCTTCACCCATAGATTAGCAGAACTTTGCTTTTTTCAACCAAAATATATATCTTAAAAACAAAAAAATTGTAAAATCCAAATTTTTTTTCATAATTTTGTAACTAATGCCGTATACTATTACGAACCAACCTAACCAGTTTATCAGCGAAAGCAAAAAAGATAAAACCTGGTACATGGAGAATATCAAGTTTATCATGTCTCACTTTAACAAGAGGCATGACCGCATTTCTAGAGTTAGAAAAACAAGTGACTTAATGAATCCTGTGGATGAGATTGTTAGGATGTATACCTACTATCTTGGTCGTCAGTATAACAAAGATTATTACTACACCACTCAGGACCAGAACAATTGTGATTTGCCAACGGTTTGGATTAACGGTCAGAAGGTTACTTCTCTTATTGACTATATGGTGGGTAATGCTATCAGCATGATTCAGAATATAGATCCGAGCGTTAAATCTGAGTCCCAAGACGCAATAAATAGAAAGACTGAATTATTGGAGGAAGCTCTTTTGAAAATTGAGGCTCCCCAACTTTTTGAGGCAATGAATCAGTTCGGAATTGATTTCCAACCGCTTGGGCCTCAGACAAATCAGTTCGAAACTCCTGAAGATGTATATCGTTTCATGGAGTATAACTATAAAGAAAGAAGCGAGATACTTGCTCTGCGTATGTGCGAAGATATTCTGAATCGTAACTCGTATATAGAAAAGTATAAGCAAGGTTTCCTCTATACTCTGTTGGGTGGTTTTATCGGTATCGAGAACAGAATCGAAAATGGTAGACAGTACTTCGATATGATTCTGCCTCACAACCTTATTGTAGATAGGGCAAAAGATGATGATTTCAATCAGGATGCTCGTTTCGTTGGTAAGGTAGATTGGTTAAACATCACCGATATTATCGAGCGTTATCAGGATTCTCTCACTACAGAGGAGATTGAAGAGCTGAAGAAGATTAACTCAAATAATCTGTATCAACTGCTTGACCTCACTACCCATCCCTACGCAACCAACTGGGCTTTCAACGTAAACAATCTTCCTACCTTGGCAGCAGTTACCGGCTATTGGGTTGGTATGAAAGATTTGGGTTATGAGAAGAGCAAAGATAAATTTGGCAATACTCATTATCAGAAAATCAGAAACGGAAGAAACGGACAGTATTGGACCAAAACTGTTTATAAAGGAACACTGATCGGAAATAAATATATGGTTGATTGGGGAGAAACTACAAACATCGTAAGAAAGACAGATAACCCTGGCGATGTTCTTCTTCCTCTTCAGGTATTTATTCCCAATATGGTTATGGGAGAAAACAGGTCAGTTACCATGCGTCTGCACCAACACCAGGATCGTATTGATTACATCACCAATGAGATTACCAAAATGCTGAATAGAGCAAAAGGTAAGGTGTATCTAATTAATCGTCAGAAGCTAGGTACTTCCACCCCTCGTGACGTAATCAGTGATTTTGAACGTATGGGTATCCACATTACCGATGGTAGCGCAACCGGAGAAGAATTTGTTGCCGGACAGGATGCACGTTTGGTAGAGGTTGTAGATATGACTCTTGATCCTAACGTACAGCAACTTGTTTCACTTCGTAGAGAAGAAGAAAGACTGATGGAAGAAATCGTTAACATTCCTAAGATTGCTCTTGGTCAGCAGTCAGGATATGTTGGAGCCAAAACCCAAGCTGGAACTATTGCTCAATCAAATCTTGGAACTTCTTACTTGTATCAGGGTTATATCCAATTTATACAAAAGCAATTAGCATACGCACTTAATCAGTATAAATTAACTTTGATTGATGAGCCCGAAACTGTTATTCCTGTTGTAGGCACAAAAGGAAAAGAATGGTTGAAAGTTACCAAAGATTTCCAGTTCGAAGAGTTGGGTGTTTATATCAAAGTTAAAGACTTCATCGATGAGCAGGCTAGAGAGAGATTACTCGCCATTGCTCAGGCTGCAATGCAGAATGGTGTTATCGATTTCATGGAATACTTGCAGGTTGAAAAGTGCAAGACTTACACAGAGTTGGAAAACCAACTTGAGTACACCATGAATAAGAAAAAGAGAGATGCCGAAAAGCAACAGCAAATGATGATGATGATGCAACAAATGCAACAGGAACAACAGATGCAACAACAGGAAGCTCTTGCAGGTATGAAAGAGGAAGGTGCTAACTATCGTGCTGAACTCGGAATACAAGGAAAAATGGCTGAGAAAGCATTTGATAAAGCCACTAGCGAGGAAGCAAGTCCTGAAGATGCAATGGCAGAAGAAGCAATGATGGGCGGTGGCGAAATGATGCCCCCACAATAAATTTGTAACTTTGCAGAAAAAACAATAAATTTGTATAAATTATGTCAGAATCATTTATGAACGATCTTGCTGAGCAACTAAGAAGTACTCAGACTCCACCTGCGGATTCAGCTCCTGTAGAAAATACTGCTGTTGATCCGACCCCTGCTGCTGAACCAGTTCCAGCAGAGCCTGTAGTTAATACTACTCCTACCCCGGCAGAGCCTGCTCCCGTAGAACCTGCTGAAAAACAATGGTGGGAAGAAGATACAACTACTACGACTGCTGCTAATCCTGCTCCTGCACAAGAAAAAACTGAAAAATCTGAGCCCCAATTAGAATTGGATGATGATTTGAAATTGATTCTTGAGTATAAGAAGAGCGGAAAAACTTTGGCCGATTTTGTTAAAGATTATAAAGTAGAAGATTTCTCTACCTGGTCTGAGGACAAATTGGTTGAAGAAGGTTTGAAAGAATTCATGAATCTCTCCGAAGATGAAATGGAGCAAGCCAAAATGGAATGGGACTCAGCATCAATTTTCCAAAAGAAACAGTGGGCCGATTCTTTTAAACAGAAGTTTGAGGAGAGGAATAATAGTAAACTGAAAGAGTTAACAAAATCCAACACCCAAGCCGAAGAATATCAGAAGGCCATTTCTGCTAAATACAATGCCGAACTAGATCAGTTCTCAAACGAAGTTGTAGGCAAAGAGTTGTACGGTTTAAAAATCACAGACGAAATGTCCAAGGATTTGAAAAACTTCATCGACAAAGAGTTTACTCTCCAAAACGAAGACGGTTCTTTCGACATCGCCAAAATGTATTCCATCGGGCTTTGGCTCAAATATGGAAAAGATTTGGTAAAAGCCAACATTACTAAAGCCAAGAATGAAGGTAGGGAACAGATAATTAAAGAAGTTTCCAATCCTAGTAAAAACATGACCGGTGGAAGTTCCGTTGTTGGTTCCGGACTTGAGGCAGCACAAGATGCCTTTAATAGCTTGTTCCAGGCTTAATTGGATAAAACAAAAAAAACAAAATTTAAAAAATGTCAACTATCACTAACCTGCCATTGAGTCAGTCACTTCTGCTCAAAGGCCTTTCATTGCCCAACAAGATGGCGATGGTTTATGCCCAGGACTACGGGTATAACGTGTTGACTCAGCTTACTTCTAAATTGGCTTCTTCTATCTCTAGCCCTCAAGCTAAAGTAGAAATCAGCTCTCTTGGAAACCTGGGTGTTTTCTCTAAAATCGTTGCTAACGGTACTGCCGTTGGTTCAGGTGCTCTTAACGTTGCTGTTGTAGATTCTAGCAAATTCCGTATCGGTGACATCGTTGCTGATGGAAACATGGTACAAGGTATTGTTACCAATGTTGATTTGTCTGGTAACGCTATCGTAGTTGCTCCTCACAGCGTATCTTCTTTCGTAGCTGGTACTCACTTCCTCGCTGGTCAGAATGCTAAGCGTTTCTTTGACGCTTCTGCTAACCGTTCTAGCGTTGGTAAGAGCACTTTGAACTACACTCCTGACACCGACTACGCCCTGACTGCTGTAACTCGTGAGAGCAGCCATCAGAGCCGTAGAGATCGTATCGCTTCTTTCGTGAAGTGGAATGGCGATTTCTGGTGGAGGAGCTATGACGATCTAACCTTGAAAGCTTTCGCTAAGCAGTTGGAATACAAATATGCCTTCTCTGAGCGTGCTATCAAAGTTGGTCCTCAGGGCGAATACTTCACTACCGGTGGTCTTCGTTGGTCTATCATCAACAATGGCGGTTCTTACCTGTCTTTGACTGCTGAATTGACTCAGAACGTATTCAACGATTTCTTGGAGCAAATGGTTCGTGTATCTGCTGAAGGTGGACGTAAACTTGTAGCTCTTATGGGTTCTGCTGCTTTGGCTCGTCTTCAGACTATCCTCGGTGACTACATCAAATATGCTGGTACTGCCAACACTTTCGGTGGAACTTCAGTTACCGGTCTGAACGTTATGAAGTATGCTTACGCTGGTCTTGAGATTGAATTTGTTCGTTGGGCTCTGCTTGATGACGAAATGTTCCGTGGTGAACTTTCTGCTATCAACGGCAAACCTAAGATGAGCAACTCTATCTACTTCATCGACATGACTCCTATCCCTGCTGCTGACGGAAGCGGAACTATCGCTGCCCTTCAGAAGTATCACTTCAACAATGATGAGCTTATCGCTAACTACGTTCCTGGTATGATTGGCCTGGACAGCAGCGATCCTAGCACTATCAAAGCTGCTATCTCTAGTGGTACTATGGCTTCTCTGGGTACTAGCGATGTTGACGGTGTTGACTTCCACATTCTTTCTGACTGTGGTCTTTACTGTGTTGCAGACAAAATGGGTCTGATTGAATTCGCTATCTAATTAATAAGGAGAACTAAAAAATGTCACAAAATTTTGATTATTACTGTTTCCCTTCAGTTGCTGCTGGTGCTACTGCTACCACTGACGCTGTAAACAAAGGTGGTTATCTGAACTTCAGCGGAGCTAATACACTTGCTATTACTCCTGCTGCTCTGAGAAACTTCCCCATCTACCTGTTAGGCGTTAAGAATGGTACTTACAAAGCTTATGCTGCTGAAGTATTGCGTGTTGTTGTTGTTACTCCTACTGCTGTAAATAATACCGATTATCGTGTAGTATTGAGCGCAGAAAAAGGACAAACCTTTGACAACAACTTGCCTCAAGAAATTCAGGCTGTATTCCAGTACACTTCTACTGCTAGTGCTACTCGTTTGGCCATTGTTAACGCTTTCGTAGCTGCTATCAATGCTCATCCTTTCTGGACCACTCGTGTAGTTGCTACTCAAACTGGCGGTGCAGGTACTGAAACCTTGACTGTTACTGCTAAAGCTGGCTTCCCAATCTTTGCTTTGGGTGTTGGTGCTAACCTGAGTGTTTCTGTAAGTACCGCTGGTTCACCCCAGATCGGTGCTACCGGTGCTCAGCTGTTGGCTACTGGCTACTTCAACAGCACTGTTGGTTTGCCTGTTGCTGGTACTAACTACAGCGCACTGATTTTCGAAAGCTACAGCGGAACTGAAGCTGTTGCAAGCGGAACCGGTGACACTGAGAAGAGCATCATCTACATCGTAGACGGTGGTAACAACGCTAACTTGATTACTGCTTTATCAAGCTTATTGGTTAAGTAATTAGCCTTTTCTTAAAGAAGGGGGAGAATAAAATCTCCCTCTTTTTTTGTTTTTCCGATTAAAATAATTTATATTTGTAAAAAGATATTATGAGAATAAAAGCACAGATTATCCCTCAGCGTACCCGTGGTAGTGTTACCATCGTAGGTTCGTACCGTGACAAAAAGACAGATAAGGAAAAGTATCTGTTGGCGAGCGGTAAAAAAGTTGTCCTTTCTTTGGACGAAAAAGAACGTGTTTATCAACACACATTTGAATCCGGTTATCCTGTAACCTTTACTTTGGATGATGCTGATTTTCAGGACTTGAGCGTAATCGAGTTTTGGAAGAATCATCCTTTGGTAAAAACAGAAGGCTACGAGAATCCAAACTTTGTTTCGGAGCAGTTTGTTTTTGAAATCAAAGAAGAAAGAATTCGTGTTGAATACGATGCTCTTGTAAGCAAGTTGGTTTGCGTTGAGCAAGTTAGTAAAATGACCGATAGAGAAAGAAGAGACTTGACTTTTGCTTTGGGCTCAGATCCTCGCAATATGTCAGACAAAGAAGTATATCTGCATCTGATTGGTCTTACTCTTTCCGGTATTGCTATTGCCAAAAGAGATTTGGTAAGCAATTATCTCTCAGTTCGTTCAAATGAAAGAGTTGCTACCATCTACGCAAACAAAGCTATCTCTTACGGCATCGTTAAGAAAGAAGGTTCTGTTTACAAGATCGGAGGCCGAAACGCAGGCATCAGTATTGACGCAGTTATCTCTTTGATTTTGAGCGACAACGATATGTTCGAAAATTACATCAAACCCGAAGTGGATAAACATGATGCAATCGAGCATAAGAATGTTGAAACTGTAGATGAACTGAATCTGCCTCAAGAAATCGTTGATCTTCTTCCTGTGACTACTTCTATCGATAAGAAAGAAGCTAGGAAAACCGGAAAGAGAAAAGAGAACGAAGAATAAAAAATAGTTTTCTAGGTTATAAAAATTGGGCAGTTTATTCTGCCCTTTTTTTATTTAGCATATTTTTTGTATCTTTGAATAAATGACTGGTGCACAATTTTGGTCATATCTTCAGCAGAAAATTGACAAGGCTTATTCGGCATATCTAGATAATGCCAAAGCCAATTCTCTAATTAAGGAGGCGATGTCACGTATTGTTGATAGGTACTGGCATAATATTTCTTTTGAGATTGAGGCTGACGAGATGATTGGTTTTCAGTTGAAAGACAAAACCTTCACTCCTGTTGCTGGTGTTTATATATTGAACGCCAACGCTACAACGCCTACTCCACCTGTAAATGAAATTCCTTTCTATATGCACATGATGCGTGTGCTTGGAAAGTTCGAACAGAATTTGACTGTGACTGCTAGCGGAAATACTCTGACGAGTGTAAATCATCCATTGAGAAAGGGCTCTACCATTCGTTTAGGAGTTACCAACTATACTGTAAGTAAGGTGGATGGAGATACTTTCCAGGCAAAAGATTCAGGTGGAAACTTTGCAACTACACCTGGAACTTATGTATATTTTTACGATAGAGAAATAAGGCAGATGTCTTCTACTCGCAAGGGTGGTTCTTTTCACAAGGCGAGCATTATTACTCCTCGTTATGAATTTATAAATAACGGAACTAGTCAGAACAGAATGATGAAAGTAACTCCGGCAGCTACTTCTATTACTGTGGATTACATTCGTACTGCTCCGTATACTATAGATGTTGCAAACAGCGTAATACTGCTGACGGATTATTATTCTGAAAAGTTTTTGTATCGTCTGTTGGATGAATGTGCTCTTGCTTTCGCTGCTTCAAGTCACGACTATCCGGCAAAACAATCAGCAGCTCAAGATATAATTAATAACCCATGATTTACTTAGCAGAAATAGTAGACGAGATAAAAAGCGATTTGTTAAGTGGTATGACTTACAATGAGTCTCGTTTTGACGATGAATATATCGAAGTTAAGATTCATGCTGCCAGGGCTCATCTTATTGCAGCATATCTCAAGAAAATGGGCAAATTTATCAATGATGCCTGGGTTCAGACTCTTGATATTAGTTTTGAGGAGAGAGATAAGAACTGTGAGTTTGTAACATTCGAGTGTCCTAATGTAATTAGCACCGATGGAATGAATGATGGTTTTGTATACGTTGGCCACGCCAATGGTCTGAAACCATTCACAAGGATTCGCAAGGGTTTTACTACTTTGACTCGACACTCAATATTCCTGAGGAAGAAGGATATTCTGTGGGATTTTAAACACTTGGATCAGAATCGTCTGGTGTTGCAGTTTTATAACAACTCGAAACTGGAGTATATTATGGTGCGTGCGATGTTTAACAATCCTACCACTATTCCAAATTTCAATAAAGATACTGACCACTACCCGGTGGATGAGAACTTGAAACATGATATTGTGCAGTTGGTGACTCAAGATCTGTTTAGAAAAACAAGTCGTCCCGTGCAGAACGGTACAACCAATATTCCTGAATAATGAAAATAGAAGACATTATAGCAGCAGCAGCCGAAGAATTAAATTGTTCCTATGAGAATAATGCTTTGTGGTTTGAGGTTCTTGTAAACCAAGCCATTCGGTCTCATAAAACAATGAATAAGTATATTCAGAAGAGTAAGAATCTTACTATAACTGATTCAAAAGCTACGCTGCCTTCTGATTGGTTCAAAGTAATTCGTGTTACATTGTGCAATACAAATGAGCACTATTGCCCAGATATAGATTACACCATCCAGGAGGACACTATTATTTTTGATGCTGCCATAGGTATGGCTGATGGCACAAGAATTGTTTTCCATTACTACGGCCTAAACACTGACAAAGACGATAACATAATCATTCCTGATGATTGGGAGCGTATGCTCGTTGCTTACATCGGTTGGAAATATACTCGTAGGTATATCAACGATTTTGGTATGGGAGTAATGCAGAACTATCAAAGGGAATACCAAACACAAAAACTCGCTAACGTATAATGCAGGTAAGAGTAACACCTTCAGGAAATTTAGATAAAGATACCGAATTGGTTTATGTGAACCAAGGTAACTATGTTGATGCCAATGATATTCGCCATCGTCACACTGGTGATCAGAACTTTGGCGGTATTATGTCTGTATTGGGCAATAAGAATGTAATAGTAGCAACCGATGACGCTGGAGCTACGGTTGATTATATTCCAGGCTACACGACAAAGACAAAGATTTACCGGGTTTATTTTGATTTAAATCCGTTAATAAGTCTTTCGACAGCGGCAAATGTTGGTGTTATCACTTTAGTTCGTTCTGATGGTACTCCGTTTTCTTCCGGCAACATTTCTATAAGTTCAACCAATCCTGTAACATATTCAAATACTCTTAGAACTCAAATTGAATTATTAAGAGTTGCTGCTGGTTATGGTTTACCATTTACGTTTGGACCTTTGGTTCCTAGTGGAACAAATATATATTATTTTACTGTAACACTTAATCCTGCTACAGATACAGATTATGTTTTCGAAATTGAAAATATTACTTCTTCTTTGTGTAGTTTTAAAGTAGAACAAGAATATATTGGTACAGCGGGCACATTTACAGTTGTGGGTTCTCAGCAATTAGATGATTATTTATTTTTGTGGTTAGCTGGTTCTAACGTGCTTGGTAATTTTTCTGAAGTAAGTGAGATAGGGGTTTTATCAAAAGGGACTGGTGTAAATCAGGGAAAATACTTATACAAAAGATTATTACGTGCTAAACAATTAGGTCTTTCGCAGAGCAAGAGAGTTGAGGCCGAAATAGAAAAGATTGGGACTCAGATAAATTTCTATTGGACCGATGGTAATAATAAACCAAGGGCAATATATCTAAAGACTTCGAATCTGCAAGTTCTTGATGGTTTCTTATTTACTACCGGTGGTAGATATGAATACGAAACAATTGATCAGGAAACATCTTTCTTTTATCGTAATCCTTCTGCATATATCGATGAAATTAGAGTTGTTGAGGGAGAAGGATTTTTGTCGGCAGGAAACAAAAGATACACAGGTCGTTTTCTGACAGAGGATTTAATTGGTACAGATTTTTTATATCCAACAGGATTAATTAATTTATATAGTGCTGTACAGACAAAACCTTCTTTAATTGCTGGAGATGCTGTCAACGTAATCACAGGTAAATCTGTGAGAATGAAAGTAAGAAATTTTACTCCTGGTGTATATAAATTTTTCGAATTGGTTGCTATAGAATACGAAGGAGAAGTATTTTCATCCAAAATAGTACAGCGTTTCAAAATAGAAAATCAACAAACAGAATTAGACTTGGTACATAATAACCAAGGCCAAGAAAATATACCCCTGTCAATTAATGAATTAGTCGCTATTACTTCTAAATATCTTACAGTAAAAACTTTGAAGATATTTGATAATAGAATGACAATGAGTAATTTGACCGAACAAATTGATTACGATTTGACCGCTTGGAGTTCTCAAATAACTCATTCCGTTACACAAAAATATATAACTAGTGTAGGTAGAAGCGGTTCGTCTTTTTCTCATTCAACTCCTAATTATAGATTTGGAGAATATCAAGATCCTCAAAACGTATTGAACAATACAGGATACATGATAAATGATACCTATCGTTTTGGTATTCAGGTTCAATGGAAAAGCACTGGTAAGTGGAGTGCGCCTTATTGGGTAGATGATGTACGTATTGATGATTTAGATTATAATATTGATTTAGGTAGTTCGAGGAGAGATATACGCAATAGAGTTATAGGCGGTGTAGATGTAGTAAATAATAGGATTCTTATCACTAATCATGGCTATGAAGATGGCGATGAAATACGCTTTACCATAACATCAGGTTTGGCTGGTTTGGTAATGAATGCAACTTATTTTGTTATTAATTCTACTCCTAATAATTTTCAAGTCACAAGTGATTATTATGGGTCTCAGATTATACAACCTCTTATAAGCGCAGGAACAGGAAGTGTGCGCTTGGCAAAAATAGATCCTAATTTAACTAATACAACTGCTACATTAACAAAAGTATATTACCCCAAATTTCACAATATAGATTTAGATTATCTTGTTGATACAGATGGTAGCGGATTAGGAGACACGCCCATTCGTGATTTGATTGTAGGCTATCGTTTTGTTCGTGCAGAAAGAATACCGGAAGTATTAGCAACGGGTTTCTTTTTCACATCGAGTTTGGTGGGTGGAACTAGTTGGACTTCAAGAATTACAAATCTATGGCAACAAAAAAGTATTAGAACACCAGTGCCCGGTGGTCTTGGTGGATCTCAAAGATTGTTTTTCTATTCGCCTGATTTGTATTTCGGAAAGAATTATGAATTTAGCACTGCTGATAGACTCAAAATACTTTTACCATATGATGTAAACTATGAAACACAAATTCGTGGTGTTGCACAAGCTTTTGGATTTTCTTCTTATAGCGATACAATCGGATATTTTGGTGATCAGATTAATTTTCCGTACAACTATGTTGATTATTCTTTAATATCGCATATTTCTTTGGATACAGGAAATCAAGGAAATATGGACGGAGAAAATTACACGTTAGCTGATGGTGTAGGTTTGCAATATAGTTGTGAAGTTTTCAAATTGACCACGCCTGTAGCAGCACTTGGTGCTCCATACAATGCAAATGAATTTGGTAATCATTACGGACAAATATTCAGAAATTTAGGTGCTAATAAAAAATATCCAATAAATAAAGAACAAACGGTTTATCAATCTACTGGTCATATTGCTTATTTGTCTGTTGGACAAAATGGAGTAGTAGATAATGTAAGGATTTTTGGTGGAGACGTGTTCAGCCAAAAATCGCATATGCTTATGAGATTGCAGCCGTGGAATAATCCTTTACAAGGTTATGGTGTCGGTTTTTCTTTTTATTCTCAAAATGCTTTAAACACGCAGATGTTTAATGTTATAGAGCAGAGTGGTGATTTTAATGGTCCAGGAAATGTTTATCCTCAGCTCACAGAAAAAACATATGGGGGTACATATCCTAAAGGTAGTTGGGCATCTGGTGCTTTGTATTGGTGTGAACAATGGCCTGAAGTATCAAAACAACAAGACTATAATGATGCATATACACCAAAAGACGGAACAATAATAGAGTTGGGGTATGATCCAAATTCTACTTACACTGGTGAGGTTCCAAACAGAATTATTTGGTCAGCAAAAAAAGTGATTGGGTCTCAGAAAGATAACTATCGTTTCTTCCAACCTCTAGACTTTGCTGATTTAGATTTAACTTTAGGTCCTATTACACATCATGATATAATTGACAATAATTTTTATACGTGGCAACCATTCTCTTTCCAAAGACAATACTTCCGGGATGCAACTTATTCTAACGCTTCGGCTGGTAGTGATGTTGTTGTAGGTAGTGGTAGCATATTAGGTAATCGTGGTCAGCAAATTAGTTCCATTGGTCTTTTTGGAAAATGGCAGTTTGTTAAAGGTAAGACAAACACTGGAAAAGATACTGCTTATTGGTATAATGAGCTGAACAAAAAGATGATGCGTTTTGGCCAGGATGGTGTAAGAGTTATAAGCGATAGGGGTTTTGTTAGTTTCTTGAATAATAATACCGAATGGGCCTCAGGTAAATATAATCCCCTCACAGGACAGGGCATACACGGAGTATGGAATGATAAATACTCAGAAGCCATATTTACGTTCAAAGGATACAATAGCAATATCCCATATTGGGAAACAACTGTTACTTACAATGTAGGAGACTACGTATACATTACTCCAATTGGTACGTACACACATTCTTCAGGATTACCTTACTTCTATAAGTGTAAGCTAGCTCATACAGCAGCAGTTGGAAATAAACCTGAGACCGGAGCATCATGGCAAACTTATTGGACCAAAGTTACTCCCGGTACTGACTCGTATACAACAAATTGTTTTACTTTGGTATATGATGAGTTAAAGAATGGATTTGTTTCTTTCCACTCTTATTGGCCCAATATTTTCTTGAAGTACAATAATATTTACTACTCACCCAAACCAACTGATCAGAAATATTTGTGGTTGCATGACGTAGGTCCTGAGTCCGATTACTATGGTTCTTTCGTGGCTCCGAATATTACCGCAGTAATGAACTATGATCCTGACTTAATTAAGAATTTCGAAGCTATTTTGGTTAACTCAGATAAAACACCTTTCAATACTGATTTCACAACTAAGAATCACATTTCTAATTTGGATGAAACAGAATTCGAATTGAGAGAAGACTTGTGGTATAGCCCCATAAAGAATGATACTACCAATACTTTGGTAAATAATGGAGACACAAGTCGTTTGTGGGGATACTGGTTGAAAGTAAAAATGAGTCTTGAATCTACCGGAGGACAGAAGATTAAAAACTTTATAATTAAGTTCCGTCCGAGTCCACGTTTGTATAATCAATAAAAAAAGTATAAATTTGTAATATGGATCCATTTACTATAGCAGCGATGGCAGCACAAGGCGGTTCTGCTTTGTATCGCCTAATTAAAGCACAACAAGGTTTAGATGCAGTTAAGAAACAAAGGATGCCTAGTTTAATGGAAGCCATGGCTCCTTTGCAGGAAAACCGCAGACTTTATGAACAACAATTCAGACAAGGGTTGACTCCTGCAACAAGAAATTTAGCACAGCAGCAATTTGCTGCTACTCAGTTAGGTCAACAAAGAGCTGCTGCTGATTTATCAGGAGGACAGATGTCTTCTGCTTTATCTCGTTTAGGTGCGCTGAATACTGGTCAATTTGCACTTGGTCTTGGGGCTCAGAATGAAGCAGCTCAAAGAGCAGGTATGGTAGGAATGATAGGAGCAAATCAAGGTATATCAGCACTACAAAGAGCAGATGCAGCACAGCGTTTACAACAGCGTTTGGAATTGGAACGACAATTAGGTTTGGGTTTTCAACAGGCTGGTCAAGATATTGTTGGTGCTTTTGGAGGATTGGCCATGTCTCAGATGCAACAGAAAAATGCTGAAGCGAATCGTCAAATGTATAGAGATTTATATGGTAATAAAACTGCACCAACCACTGATGCAACAAAAACTTCTCCTATGACTCCTTCTACTTCTTTTGAAGGATTAACAGGTAGAACAGCTGGAATGTATCCAACAGGTAGTTCTGAGCTAAGCATTGGGGCTCCGACAATTTCTAGCAGAAGTTTTCCGTCTCTTGGTCCTGATCTCATGAGCGGAATAGGAACATATCCAGGAGAAGAATATAATTACGATTTAGGTTTACCTACTTTAAGAACAAGATACTCTACACCAAAAACTCGTTTTAGATAATTTATGGCAGAACAACCATCATTAGGTGGAGCGATTGCTCTACAAGGCAGAAACAGAATAGCTGAAGAGCTAGGTAAGATGCAATTCCAAATGGGCCAAAAAGAGGCCGATAGACTTGCTAAAAAAGGTTTAGAAGATGCCAAAAGAATTGCTGAGATAGAACAAAAATTTGCTATTCCCAAAGGTCAGTATCATCGCTTAGTTCTGCCCGAAATTCAAAAAACACAGGCTGTTTATTTGGATAAGGTAAAAGATTTGAAGGCGCAACGTCCAAACAATTGGCAAAACGAAATACAAAATTTGTCGAATCAATATGTTGGTGAAATGGAAAAGTTTGAAACATTGTCAAAAGATTTCAACGATTACGATACTAGAACTGCTAGCATAGATAAAGGCAATACTTACTTTTCTAAAGAATGGAATAAGTTTAATACTGCATACGAAAACGCACAGACTTTAGATGATTTCAAGACTAAATTAGGACAGAGTGGTTTTGATCCAACAAAGGCAAGTGATTTTATTGTTCGTCCTAATGGTTCAATATCTTACAGTCCATTTACTAATCAAAAACCTCTTGAAACTCTAGTAAGCCAAATAGAGAAATTTGATGGTGTTAAAGTTGGTTCAAAAACATCTAGAGATCAATTTGGTAATCTTGTAACTGAAGATATTAAATTAAGACCTTTAACATATGAGGAAGCCGACAAGATCAAAAATGATCCTGCGTTAGCTGGTTTATATTCAAATGTTGCTCAATTGCCGAGCATTGAAGCTACACTAGATTCAATCATAGAAACAAATCCTTATTTTGCTATTCAGTATGCTGATCAAAGGAATTTGCCTTTGCGTAGAAATGCTGATGGTACATATGCTCAAGAAGATGTAGATGTAATCAAAAAGGATTTGTTGCAAAAAGTGCAGAACATGAGAGAGCCAAAAACAGGTAGAAGTGTTACGTTTGCTCCTCGTGGAACAAATGTTACTGTCAATGTTGGCGAAAGAGAAGAGGGAGAAATGGCCAGACCTGTTTATAACTATGGTAGAATTAAAAGTATAATGAGTGCTCCTAATTCTGCTTATAGATTAGGGGAATTGAATGTCTCATACGAAAAAGAAATGCCGAGTGTTCAAGTGGCACAAGGTGAAGTGTTTGATGACAATTTTAAATCCTTTACAGCAAGAACTCTTAATAAAGTTAAGCCTGATGGTGTATTAATATTGGCTGTTGATAAAAACGGAAATCCAATATCATCTGTCGGAAGAACACAGGATGATAAAGCAAAAGTTGCTGGAGCTGATGTATTTATTCGTTTGAAGGCCGGAACCAATGCTATTTATTATCAGAAATTAGATAATTATACAAATCTGACATCACAATATGGCACACCTAAAGGTAAAAAAGATGTGCTTGATCAGATGATAAAAGAGATGATTCAGAAGGCTACGGCATACGATGCAAATGTCCAAAGCATTAAAGATCAAATCAAAGACTAAAGTTCACCACAACTCTCTTTTTATTAAAAATTTTTTATTATCTTTGAATAATGGCTATTCAGAACATAAACGAGCTTTATGATAAGCTCTCTGCAAACGAAAATTTTTCAGAGTTTAACTTCGGATCCGCAGATGATTTTAAACTTTACTTAGAAGAATTACCAGAACAGAAAAAAGAAAAGTTCTATAACGCTTGGTTGGAGGATGAAGATATATCCAAAGATCAGTTTGAAAATCTAGTAAAAAAAAAAGAAACAGGCCGAAC